CTTTCTCAAGTTCTTCTTTACCTACAACCCGCGGGATACAGCCACTCGTCGCAAGGTAGCAAAAGAGCGGCTACGCAAGACCCGCAAGGCTAGGTACGAAAGCTCCTACTAAGGCGCCACTGGAACGGAAGTCCAGTGCATCCCGAAGAACAATCCTTGATACCCTGAAGGAACTCGATATACGAATCATTCCCATTGGGCGTCTCGTTTGCATAGGCATTCGCGCCCGTCGTGGAGGCAAAGGTCTGAAAGACCAGCTGGACCTTTGTTCTCTTGGTTGCGTCCGATGCATTTTGGACTCGCAGGGATGTCACTCCCGAGATATCAATACCGCGTTGACCACCGGCACTCATTTGATTGTATTCCAGATTATATGCGACCCGTGTACCATGTCATATCGAAGTACTGTCCGTAGCCCGGCTTCTTCTCAAGGTCAGAAGGAGGAGGCTCGTTCGACTTCATGAAGATTTCCGCGTTGGTAAGCGCTCGGCGGTAATAGCGGACGTTGCCCACAACACCATTCCACTCACTTCCAAAGTTCATGGCATCGTCATTCTGCTTTGGCAGCTGCGTCAGGGTATGGTAGATCCGCAGAGTGCCGTTGATGTAGATGCTCACTGCCGTCTGATCGACAACGAGACCAAGGTGGATCCACTTCATCGCAGGGATGTTCGGAACAAGGATCGTCTCCGGAGTTGAGCCGAAGGTGTTGATAACCACGATCAGCGAGTTCGACGTGCTGTCGATGTAGACACCCGGACAGTCTCCCTTCGAGAAGATTCGGCGACGGACGCCAAATCCGGCATTGAAGTCCTTGATGAGAATCCACCCCAGCCACGAGAATACCGCGCCCTCCTTCTCGTTGAAGGACCGCGGAATCATCATCGTACTCGATGTTTTCTTGTCTCCGGGCTGGGCGCCGTTGAGAATGAAGATGCCGTCGTCCTTGGGAGATCCAAGATTGATCGCAATATAGACCACGATGAACGCGCCAACCGCGATCAAAAGCCAAGTCCACAATGACATTGTCTATTACGAAGAAACAAACCCCCTTGATCCCAGCCGCAGGGTGCGCTTCTCGGGTGGTTGGGGCTTTGGGTCACTCGGAGGTATCACGTGTCCCGCTGGAGTGAAAATGAGAGACAACATCTTTTCGTACGTCATATCGCGCTGCCGAATGATGACGTCTGGGTGAACCGTTCGCTCTCCCAGATTGTAGATGTAGTGAACCCGAATCGGCTCGCGGCGGTATTCGTTGGTCAGGAATCCGCTCTTCAGAAGAGTGATTGCCCAGTCGAGATCCTCGCCGTACACTGCGTTCTTGTAGTGAATCATCTTGGCAACGTCCGCCATCATGGGATTGAGGTGATTGGGTGGGCGCTGGAAGCGCGGGGGGTCTTCGGGAGATGCCATTGGAGTCTGGAGCGACATCTCGGTCGAATGGATGAAGTTGTACTCGCTCATCTGCCCGTAGAGACGCATAACGTGATAATTTCCACGAATGGTCTCCCGTAGGTCTTCGATATAGGCATCTGTAATGTCGTCATCGTCGTCGATAAATGACACATACTTGCCCTTGGCACCCTGCAGAAGTCTCTCGCGCTTGACACCAATGCTCACTTCGCGGTTGTCCACATCAATGCAGTACTCCACTCGCAGATCGGGAGCAAGCCGAGCAAGTTTATCGCGTACCGAATGAAGAACACTCTGGAGACCGGCTTCCCGACCTACCAGAGTTGGAATCAGAACAGACAAATCGTAGTCATACCGCTTGCGAGAAATGTAGGTGTACATGTCATCGTTCCAGAACTTCTGATTGATCTGATAGAGTCCATCCATCTTCTCGGCAAATCCAGTGCCCGGGTGCTCGTGGCGGATAATGCAGTACGGAATGTAGGCACAGATGTGCTTGTACTCTGTTCGGCACAAATCGGTAAGTTCGGTATCGCAAAACAGGCTCTTGTAGGCGGGGTGATAGATGAACCCCTGCTGTTCATAGAACTTGCGCCCAAAAATACAGAGCGTGTTGAGCTTGTCTCCCTGGTAGCCGTCATTGAACCAGAGAATGCCGCGCGTGTCGGGGAATCGAGCAACCATTTGATTGCGGATGATGTCGTCGTATCCCTTGGTCTGAGGAACCATATCATCCGAGACGAGAACAACGATGTCCCATTCGTAGTTGATATTCACCATGTCCGCGTTGCATGCCTCGATCTTGGACTTGTTGTTGCTGAAAAAAATTCGACTCCACGCAGCCTTTCGAATCGTCTGACGAATCTCATCTTGAACAATGTTTCGCGTCATCGTTGTATCGTCGAGATCACACGATACTGCGATGCCGAGGAGATCGAGTCGATTTGCCATGCGAATATATTTGGAAAGCGTGTCAATTACACGCTGAGGACGCCATCGAGTTGGGCACTTCAAAAGAATGCGCATTGTCTTTCTTACTGGTTGGTCTTAAAATGTATATTGATCAACTTCCGAGCCCTTGTCGTCAAAGATTGAGAACCGGAACGAATATCCAAAGATCTTCGCGAAGGCTGAATCCTCTGACTGTGTCATACCCGGCGCACCGCACGTCGTGCCCGCACCGAAGAACGCCTGTGCGTCACTGGGAGAAATCATACCCACAACGGTCCGGAGGTTGCAGATCGATCCCGAGAAGCCACCGTTGTCATTGAGGATGATGTCGCCCGTCGCCGGCTTCGGCACGCCCGGAATGACACACGACTTCACAAGGCGTCCGTTGATATAGATGTCCATGTTGCGGTCGAACACCGTTACGGAGACCGAGAACCACGACTGAAGAGGAACGTTCTCGACGGTGCAGGTGAAGACATCACCTGCCGAGTTCGTGCTTCCCTGCGCAGTATTCCCTGCGGTCGAGTCTCCGTAGTAGTGGACGGACACGTCAAGGCTGTTGTCCGTCGCATTCAGCGTGATGTTCGGATTGGATATCGACGAGTTGTTTGCTCCAACCCGCTTAACAACGCTCTTCGTCGAGCCAAACTTGTAATCCCAGTCCTTGATGTACATCCAGAACTGGATCGCATAATCGGAACCCGTTCCAATCGGAGCAGAGCCCGCCCCGATCACCCGGCGTTCCTTGCCGTCAACTGCGGTTGGTGTCTGGTCCTCTGAACTCACTTTTCCAGTGAGGAGAGACGGAAGGGGCTTTCCGTAGAGGGTCCGGACCCAGGCGTACACGAGGTAACCAATGATAAGGAGAGCGATAAGGATACCCACGTAGACCAACGGGCTTCGGCGCGAACCCGAACTGCTGGTTGTGTCTAGTGTGTACACGGAACTCGAATCATACGCATCCATGCTTCTTGTTAAAGGAAAGGACTTTCTTACGAACTTCTTGACTACACCTAATGGAAAAACGGACCCCGTCCGTGCAGGCAAACACTGCCTCAATGTACTGCAACAACTGCGGTGGAAAAGGTCATCTCTTTCGAACATGTACGGATCCGGTGCTCTCCTGTGGAATTCTGCTAATCGACAAGCCCAATCTGCCCGCGATTCCCGGCGATGTCAATGTTCTGATGATTCGACGCAAGGACAGCATGAGCTTCACTGAGTTTATGCGGGGGAAGTATGATCAGGAGGACCCCGACTACGTTGCTCGGCTCATCAAGAATATGACCCTGAAGGAACAGGCAAACGTAGCCTCGGAGTCTTTCGAGATTCTCTGGCGCTATCTCTGGGGGGAGGACCGCATGTCCACAGACTTTGCGATCTCCCGCGAGAAGTTCAACCGACTGGATCGGTATGGTCTCGTCCGGGACAACTTGTCGGAGTACACAGAACCCGAGTGGGGATTTCCGAAAGGGCGGCGCGCGCGAGGAGAATCGGACCTCGACTGTGCGCTCCGCGAGTTTGCCGAGGAAACGAACGTACCCCGAAACGCCTTCATCGTCCTGAAGAACATTGTTCTCGAGGAGACCTTCACGGGACTCAATGGAATTCGCTATCGTCACGTCTATTTCGTTGCTCTGCTCAAACAGCCCGGTCTCGTGGATCTCAAGCAGAAGTTCACTCCCATGCAACGAAGAGAAATCTCCGGAATTGCGTGGAAGACGCTGGAAGAGGCAAACGTGCTGATTCGCCCGCACTACATCGAGCGGAGGAATATGCTTACTCAGTTGAAGACGATTCTTGAAAGTTACGAAACGGACTAGATGCGGAACCCCGATAGATATACAGTGATCATGTATGAAACCACCGCGATCGCAAACGTCCACCACCAGAGAGGAAGAATGGTCGCTTCCTTGTCTTGAGTTCCGAAGGGACGAATGCGTCCCTCACGACCGAAGGCGATATTCGGTTTCAGGTAAAGAAACCCCGCCATCAAAAATAGATAGATCGTCACCATCCACATACGGTGATTCTTCCGTATCCCCATTGTTAGTTGCAGTGTAAAGATTTGCCACGACTAATCAATGGCGAAACCCTACATTTTACCCAATCGCAAGGCATTTGCCGATGCCATTACTCGAATGTTCCTGCGAGCCAATTACCGGAAAGGCGACGTTGATCCCCTGTCGGCAGAGGATGCAGATGTCGACCTCTGCATTCCCCGTTCGCGAAACACTCGAGAGCTGTTTCCGTATCAGAAGCTGGTGCGCGATTACATGCTGATTGAGACGCCGTACCGGGGTCTACTGTTGTACCATGGTCTGGGTTCTGGCAAGACCTGCTCGTCGATCGCAGTTGCCGAGTCTCTGCTGACCACGCAGAAGGTCTACATCATGCTTCCCGCGTCTCTGGAGCAGAACTACAAGGGTGAGATTCGCAAGTGCGGAGACCCGGTCTATGCGTTCAGTCAGAACTGGCGGCGGCAGGAGCTCTCGGATGAGTCCCGCCGGGATGCTATTGCTTTCGGCATTCCCGAGGGGTTCCTTGATCGCACGGGACACTTTTATGTTACCGTCCCCGGTCAGGAGTCCAATTGGGAAACCCTCCCGCCGCCTGCGAAGGCGACGATTTCGGCACAGATCGAGGCGGTGATCGACTCTCGGTTCAACTTCATTCGCTACAACGGTCTATCTCGGGCGAACATCAACAAGTTTGCGCCCCCCGAAGGTCCGAACCCATATGACAACTCTGTGGTGATCATCGACGAGGCGCATAACTTCGTGCGCGCGGTTTCCAACAAGTCCGACATCGGATATCAGCTCTACAAGAAGATCTACGAAGCTCGGAGTTGCAAGGTGGTCTGCCTGTCGGGTACGCCGGTCGTAAACAGCCCCCACGAGATCGCCTTTCTCATGAACCTTCTGCGCGGACCCATCGAGCGGATCATTGTGCCGTTCAAGGAAGCACCGACGTGGGATGAGGAGAAGTTCAAGACGGCTCTGAAGTCCATTCCCGACATCGACACCACCGAATTCAACGCGGTGAAGAAGTTCCTGCTTCTGACTCGCAACCCTCCCAACTTCCGCAGTGTCTACAACGAGAAGGGAGACCGCATCGCCGTCCAGTACGTGAAGGACATGGTGTCTCCTCCCGTCGCGATCGATTGGGTGCGATCTTGGAAGTCCAAGTTCGAGACGGACATCGGCGGCGGTGAACTGGACATCGACCGCGTCAATACAGAGATGCTCGAGTGCCTTCCGACAGACTACGAGGAATTTGAGAACATGTTTCTTGATGGACTCAACATCAAGAACCCGCTGTTGTTCCAGCGCCGGATTCAAGGTCTGGTTTCGTACTTCAAGGGTGCCGACGAGCGCCTGCTTCCACGCCGTGTTGATGACGACGAAATGCTCGTAAAGGTCGAGATGTCCACCGAGCAGTTCAACAACTATCTCCAGGTGCGGTGGACGGAACTCAAGGCAGATGCGAGCCGGCGGCAGAAACGGCGCATGGACGAAGAGATGGGGTCGTTCCGTGTGAACTCTCGACTCGCGTGCAACTACGCCATCCCCCCTGACCTGCGCCGGGAAAACAAGGAGTCCGAAAATGAAAACGCTGTCCCCGAGAAGGATGAGATCCTGGGTCGTCTTCGCGAACAGCCCGAGCGGTACCTATCCGAACGCGCCCTGGCGATGTTTAGCCCGAAAATGCTGAAGATTCTTAAGAACGTTCAGGAGTCTCTAGGTGAACGAGGAAACTGGAACAATCAGTTCCTGTACTCGCAGTACAAGTCACTGGAAGGTATCGGTGTCTTTACGGCGATTCTCGATGCGAACGGTTGGCAGCCGTATCGTATCGTCCAGGACAACGGGCAGTGGGTCGAGGACCCAACAATGGACCCCGAGAAGCCTGCGTATGCGCTCTTTACAGGCGGCGAAGGAATGGTGAGCACCGAGGTCAAGAGTGATTTTTCAACAGTCAAGCGCGATGCCATCAAGCGGTCGGCAGCCAACTCCGAAGTCCGTGAATACATGCGACAGATCTTCAACAACAATTACGAGGATTCGATGCCTCCGAGTCTGAAGGCATCAGTGGAAGGGCGCGGGTCTCGGCTCCTCTGTCTGATGATGGCGTCCTCAGCAGGTGCCGAAGGTATTACGCTTGCGAACGTGCGCCACGTTCATATCATGGAGCCACACTGGACTCCCTCGCGTCACGACCAGGTAATTGGTCGCGCAATTCGTATCTGCTCGCATGCGAAGCTGCCGATGGCAGAGCGCACGGTCAAGGTGAGCTTCTACCTGGCGACGTTCACGGAAGCCCAGAGCAAATCAACGGAGGGGTCGAACAACGTGGTGCCAATTCGTCGCTCGGATACGGGACTCAAGCGCTACGAAGGTGACCCTCCCGTCGAAGCGTTCATGAGTACAGACGAGTACCTGTACAACATCACCTATGAGAAGGATAAGCTCAATGGTCGCATCTCGATCCTGCTTAAACAGTCTGCCGTCGACTGCGAAGTTCATCGGAAACTCCATAGTCGCGAAAAGCCTGTGATTTCGTGTATGCGGTTTGATACGAACGTGACGGGCGAAGATTTAGCCTATCGCCCGAGTATTAAGTCGGATGACGTCGATTCAACGTACCTCATGAACATGACGCGCAAGCGTCGTCGGCTTCAGAAGGTTGCCATCAAAGGTATGGTGTTTTACATTGACCCCGACACGAACGAGGTGTTTGATGGTCCGGCGTTCACAGATGAAGAACGACTGCTGCGATTGGGAATCAAGACGTCCCCTACACAGATCCGCTGGATTACGCCTTGAGAGAAAGGAGATCCTCGAGGATCGAGTCGCAGACACCCGACCAGCTCTTGAAATTGTAGTTCTTAATCGCCTCGCGCATCTCGGGTAGGTTCTGCACGGCACTCTCCATGGCGTCGGCGAGCTTGTCGGGGCTAAACGTCGGTGCGCGAGATCCAAGTGGCATACCTCCTGAAAAGTACGTCATAAACTCAACAGGAACAAACCGAGCCACACTCTCGTTCAGGAAGGTTCGATACGTTCCAACGTCAGTGACAACCTGGGGAGCCCCCGTGTACATGTGCTCGAGTTGGCAGAGACCGTACCCCTCGCCATCGGAGGTATTGATACCAATATCGGCGATGTTGTAGATCTGGTTCACACCATCGTCGCCCAGGACATTCGGCGGAGACGTATCAATCAGAAGAAGGCGATTGATAAACTTGGAGGCGGGAAGGTTGGACTCAGAAAGCTCACTCGCATAGATTCGCGAAACATCATAGTACGCCCCCGCCTGAACAGACAGATTCGTCGGAATGATCATGTAGTACGGGCGATCGGTCTCGCGCTTGAGAAGCCGTACAAATCCCTGAATCGTAAGATCAAGTCGCTTGCGCTGGCTGTTTCGGTTCATGTTGAGGAACGCAATTGCATTCTGCGGAATGTTCATGTTGTTGCGAAGAGCCTGCCGCTCCTGGAGAGGCATTGCCGTAAACATCGTAGGGTCAACTGCGTGCTCGAGAACGGAGACGTTCGGGAAATCAATGTACCCCAGAAGAGCACGCTTCCAAACATCGGAGAAGCAGAAAATCCGATCGGCGTGATCGCGGATCTTCTCCACGAGCGGCTGCGCGATTCCGCTGTAGACCTGGTCAACATAAATCCACAGAAGATACGGACTCGTCTTCCGTTCATGCTTCATGGACTCGATGAAGCGGTAGATGATAAGGGGGTCGTTGTAGATCATCACGATATCAGGACCGACCATCTCAAGATACTCGTGGATCTTGTTGAAGCCGAAGCCCTCCTCCTTGGGATCTTCGTTGGCTGCCGCATCATACTGAACGATCCCCTCGGGACACTTGCGGAAGCTCGGGCGATTGGGATGGCGCTGGAATCCAAAGTGATAGGTCTTGACCTTCGGAGACAGAGTTGCAAGCTGTCGTAGCATATTGTATGCAACCTTCGCGTACCCAGTCGTCTGATCCGTGTGCGTGCTGACAAGAACAAACCGCATCTTTGCGTTCTAAGGATTCTCTCGTATAAACCACAAATGCAGGTCAATTCTGCGCAAGATTGGCTGA